TGCGATCAAACTCTTGAACGTCCTTCTGACTATGCAGTGCTTGGTAATTTCCATATTGATTCACTCGAAGTCGAACAGAACGAAGACGATATTGCATATCAACATATTGTTCGCGAAACGGTTCGATATTTCAATCGAATCCAAACACCTACCTTTTTCACACACTGCTGCAAGGGACCCGTATATACAGAGGTTCTTGATTCCGAGAAGGAGTTGATTCGTTCAAAACTTCAACCAACTCCAGAACTAGAAACCTACATTCAAGAGTCTATGACTCGTTTGGGAGTTGTTACTGGAAACTATGTAGCGATTCATATTCGAATGGACGATGCAGTCTGCTTTCCTCATGCAGTTGGATCGAGTCAATCTACCTTGAACACTCAGTTGATGGAAGATCTAGCTGCATCGGTACGATCGAAGTTGGATCCAACAAAGACGTATGTATTAGTGTCATCCAGTACAGTCGTCAAGGATGCGCTTACAGGTGGAAACATTCACTCGATTCCAACTGAGATCTGTCACATTGGTCAGAATCAACGATCTACGGACGAACAACTCCGTGATACTCTACTCGATTTCTTTCTGATGTCACGTGCGTCGGAGATCCTAGCCTTTACAACCTATTCTCACACTGGATTCAGTGAAGAGTGTAGTCGAGTGTTTAATATTCCGTATTCATCAACAGTCGTTGAAGACAAGGAGGAAACACAGCGAAGAATTGAAATGGAACAGAAATGGAGAGAACAAATGAGAATGTATTAAGCTTCAACATAGGCTTTACATAACGTAAACAACGGTCCACCTGTCTTTTTTTCAAGAGGTTCTTTACACAGTGTACGTATGGAAACACATACGAACACTATGAGGATTCGAGATAGCATTACTTTAGAAAACGAATTTCTGATGAAAAAATAGACTTAGAGTAAATGCCTCGCTTTATTCGAATTCATCAACAAGTTCTTCATGTGCCTTCGCTTGCGAATGTGAGTATGGGGACTACCTGTCTAGGTCAACCCTTTCTAACGTTCTATTATCATAATCAACACAATCAAACAATCGTATACAGATGGGGAAAATGGGAAGACTGTGAGAAAGATATGATTCGCATTAAAACATCTATGATGGAAATTGAAAAGACACTAGGAATCATTCCTCTTACCGATCCTGAAGTGGTTACAATTCAAGTCGAACCACCGAAAACGGATGTCGTTCGAGTCGACGTTGAAGACTTTCAATGAACGCTACCTATCGATTTCTTGACATTACGGTCATGAGTTTTATCATAGTTCTCTGTGTAGTCTAAGCCTTTTTTCAATTGAAAGTATAATGTACTTTAGTTTCCTTTCCATTCTGTTTGGAATCCTATTGAGTCTTAACGATGTGTTGATGATGGTGACTCTCAAACAAGTGATGCTGCGTAAAGTTCCAGTATCAGAAGGACTTCCATTTGCAACCTTAATCTACGCATTAGAACCGTTCATTTTCTGGCAGGCGATGAGGTACACGGGAGAAGGTATTATGGTTACAAACTTGATCTGGGATTTGACGAGCGATATATTGGTAACATTGATCGGAATGTTCTGGTTTGGTGAGGAGATTCAAGGACTTCGATGGATTGCGCTTGTTTTGAGTTTCACAAGTCTAGGATTGTTCGCGTACACAAGTGGAGACAGACCTAAAACAATTCCCGTTTACTAAATAAATGCCTAGCTTGGAAAAGCAGATTAAGACAGCAGAGAAGAAACTTGAAGCAGCAAAGGAGAAGCTTAAAAAACTCTTTCCAGACAATTCATATAGAGACATTGAAAATCTTATGGTGTACAAGGATGAGAGAGAAGACCCTAAAAAAGCAAGTGCTTATCAAACGGTGAAAAACCTTGAATCAAGAATCAGGTTCTTAAAACAGAATGGCGGAACTCGTCGTGTACGAGGCGGTAAGGGAACTCGTCGTGGTAAAAACGGATACTAATCTTCTTTGAACTTTGAAGTGTAATGAAGACTTTAGACTACAAACTTAGAAAAGCCAAGCGAGACTATGAAGCACTCAAGTTAGAACATAAAGAGTTAATGGAACTGAATTGGGACATCTTCTATGGACGAAAGGAAGGTAACCACGATCTTGTGAAAGAGAAAGACTTACTCAAAAAATCAGGTGAAGCACAGAAGAAGATAAAAGAATTAGAAGCTAAGTTACAGGCGAAATGAGTTTTAACACGTTTAACCTTTTTAAGTGTATACCATGAACAATATTGACCAAGAGTTGATGATCTTACATGCAAAGATTGCAGAGTTGGAAGAGAAGAAGCGACGTGAAGATGAACGACGAAATAATCCAATCGCGGTTCTTGAGAACTTTATAGAGATCAAGAAACAGTCGGTCGAACGAAACAGTTACTCGAACAATCTTCCATTGGCGAGGAAATACGATCAAGAGAAGATTCTAATGATTGAACCTGTACTAGTGGTTCTCAAAGATCTAATTGAACGGGTGTCGAGGTTGGAGCAGAAATGAAAACGGATTCTGAAAACATCATCCTTGAGTTCATTCACAATGGAACAAGTTTATGTATTACAGCTCGCAAACAACAAGTATTATGTCGGTAAAACCACCGATGTACTGAAACGATTCAACGAACATAAGTCAGGGAATGGTTCTGCGTGGACTAAACTCCATGCGCCTAAAAAGATACTCGAATGCCGCCCACTTAATAATGACCATGACGAGAACAATATGACTAAGGATTACATGAAGAAATATGGTGTTGAAAATGTTCGAGGAGGTGCATATACACAAACGTCTCTTCCTGAACCAGTGAAGTCCGTCTTAAAAACTGAACTTAACAGTACTAAAGATACATGCTACAAGTGCGGTGAAGCTGGACACTTTGCAAGTAGATGTAAGAAAGTTGAAAAAGAAGAGGAAGAGGAGGAAGAAGAATTAGTCTGGGGATGCGACTATTGTGATAGAACATTTACAACAGAGTATGGTTGTAGAGTTCATGAGCGTTCATGTAAGAAACAAATTGAAATTATATATGAATCACCTAAGAAGAAGTCTGGAGCCTGTTATCGTTGTGGACGTCCAGGACATTATTCACCAGACTGCTATGCGAGAACTCATGTAGACGGCTATGAATTAGATTAAAGTCTAATCATCCTCATCCACTTCAGGGTCGCTGAGCTCTGAGCACCATAATCTCGTACTTTTTACTTGTGCTGTCAAATAGGTATTCAGTATGCGAATCATACCATCTACTTCTATCTCTGAATCGTAAAGAGCTTCTAATAAGAATCCAATCGATCTTCCTGCGACTTGAAGTTTTAGCCATGTTTCATTCTCAATCTCATCTTTGAAGTACTTTTTGAAGATATATTGATATGCATCTGCAAACTCAAGATTTCCTCTTCCTGCTGCCCATCGAAGTCCGCGATTATAGTTCATTCGAATCATCTTGGTACTGTATTCACACAGTTCAGCAGCTACAATGTCAAGTTTTTGAGTATATGTCATTTTACCTTAGTCTAGGCAGTACTTTTCAATTCGTTTTTAGGTCAGCATCGGCTGTCCGCCATGTTTTTCCATGAAGTACGAAGGAATGCACACGGGCCATTCCCCACGCATGAGGCGAAGCTCCCGGACGATGACCTGTTCTCCATGCAGCCATTCCGCGATTGTAGACGGTTCGTAGTGTTGAAAGAGGCACTCCACTCGCTTTCGAAATCTCAGGTAGGCTCTTTGCTTCAGGATGTTTAGAATGCCACCGTGATGAATAGGATGACTTGCGCGTGCGTACACCTTGATCGGTTTTAAACGGTCTGTACGCTTTCGCAGATTTCCATGAGAGTTTAGAACGCTTTTCTATTTCAGATCGGCGCAAGGTCTTAGCTCGATTCGAAAGTCCTCGATAATACTTCAGAGGATAGTACATTGTCTTTAGTGGTTGAAAAAAGAGACTTCTAACGCTTACGAGTCGTTCGGTTGTTCTTTCGATAGGTAGTACGCTTCTTAGTCTTTCGTGACTTCTTGACCTTTTTGACATTACGGGTCATGAGGACTCTTGTTGGCCGTGTTCTACGACCACCTCGAGGATCTTCTGAAACAGAGTCTGTACGAGAACGACTTTCAGGAGGTTCTGGTTCTTCTGGATCTTCTCCAATGGCTACACCTCTACGAGTGTCTGCACGTTCACTGAATGTGTCCCTATCTCCATAGAGTACTGTAGCAACTGAACCTATTACAGTTTTAATCTTAAGTCTATCTCCACTACCCTCCACTACGTATAAAGTACCGTTTGTAGGATGTATCGCTAACTGCTTTGGATAAACACCTGTTTCAATTAATGTACTCACTACTCCTTCAGGTGTGATCTTACAAATACGATTTTTACCAGCATCTGCTAAATATAGATTTCCATCTTTACCAACTACAATCCCTTCAGGATCTTCAAAATCACCCTCTAAGTCAGACTCAGATATATCTCCAGCGAAAACGGTTACACTATATTTTCCACCTGTTAGTGTTAATTTAAAAATACATTGAAAACCAGTTGCTGTAGCATATAGAGTTTCAGATGAGCCTACAGCAATATGATCAAACTCCAATTTTTTAACATCGACATCCTCAATCTCACCCTCCTTTTGTATCGTAGTAACAACGCCAGAAGATGTTATTTTACGGATTACTCTACCTGAATCGTCGGCTACATACATGTTTCCAGATGGATCTACTGTAATACAGGTCATCCATTTAAAATTCGCTGCAGTTCCAGTTCCGTCTGTAATTTTTAATGGTCCACTATTTCCTGCAAATGTAGTCACAGTTCCATCAAGCGCGATCTTACGGATCATGAAATTGGATCTATCTAATACAAATAGGGCATTATTGTAATATACAATACCCATAGGTGAATTGAATGTCCCTAGACCTACAAATTCTTTCGGTACTGAATCAAACTTCAAGATAGTATTTGTTGAATTATCAGCTTGAGGGCTAAAAGCATAGTTGGATATGTAGACAATACCATTAGCATCCACTGCGATCGGATTCGGATTCACAATCGACGTCATTATACTATAAAATCAAAAAACTATTCATCCCTTAAGTCCCCTCTCTTTTAATTCTCGCTTCTGAGCACGTAGTTCAGCGTTCAGTGCGCGTCGAGTAGGATTCCGGAGTACCTTGAACAGATGGTGATGTTCCCGGAGATAGTCACCTTTTTTCATCACGATCAACTTGGTCTTTCGTCGATTCCTCCGTGTTTTCATTTCAACGCCCTTGCACTCAGTATATATAAAAACAACGCATTCGTCACACCTAGAATCAAGGTCGGAGCTGTACGCAGAAGCAACGCAAATCCACGCTTAGGGGATACGGCTAGAAGATAGAGTTGCATGAGAATCGCTATACCTGACAAGACTGCTACGATCCAGAAGACTACATAATAGTACGTCTCGACCGTATCATTGGACACTTTCTTCGTCAATTCAGATTCGTCCATTTATTTAAACACTCCGAATAAATTCCCATTGAAGGTAAGAACAGATCTTAGCCCAAATTTGGTCATGTGCAATCAACCGGTCACGAGATTTCAGCAGTGGGAAGTACACTTTATATTCATCCAGATCCAGCAGTTCAAAGAACTTGTAGAGAATGTACGAGTAGCTCAAGAAGTTGGTCCGGTCATTTGGACAGTACAGTAGAAACGGAGCTTGGATTTCCTGGAACATGGCTCGTATTTTTTCCTCGATCTCCGGTGTAATCGTTGGAGGTGGATTGCCGTTCAACCGACTCAAAATATGGGCTGCATGTTCATAGTACTTTGACCTTCCCAGCTTCTTCAGAATCTCACGAATCTCCTTCTCCGTCAGATCGGCAATGTTGTTGATGCGACGCTTACGGATTTCAAGAACGACTTCATTCATCACT